TTCTGTTTATTTTTAGCAACCTTTCTTACACTTGTAATTAGTTTCTCTTTAAATTCATCAAAGTCTATTTTATCTGTGCCTATTTTGTAGTTTCTCCACATACTATACACTTTTATATTTCCTGTTTTTAAATCAAAAGTATATACATGTCCAGGGGGTACTTTTATTATGTCTTTCCAAGGATTAGTTGTTCCAAGCCATAAAGGATTGTTTAAGTAACCTCCTATCATTTTGGAATTATACTCTTTGAAATTTATACTTCTTAGACTTGTAGTTACTGTTATGTCTTTTCCCTTTTTATAAATCCAGCAAGGTTTTGCGCCAAAATGGTCTCTAGCTACAATTAATCTTTGTTCTTTTGGGTTATAATAAGCAAAAGAGCCATGCCAGTCTGTATTACTAATAAAAGAATAACCAAACATATCTAATCCATTTCCTAAAAATGCAGTATCATTAGGGATGTTTGAATCATACATCTCTCCATTAAATACAAGTATATTACCTTTTCGTGTTTTATAAGGTTGTATCTGATGCTCTCCGTTAATATCTAATAAATTATGCCCGAAAGCCAACTTACCATCACTAGCATACGCTGTATCAGTCGGCCCTCTAAACTTCTGCCGTCTGGTCATTAATTCTATTTCTTTAACCTTAGTTGTTACTACAAATCCGCACATTATTTCCCTTTCCTAGCAGCTCTTTGTGCTTGTTTTCTATTACATAACCACATTACAAAGCTTTTCTTGTGTCCTTCTAAAAGAGGAGCTACTCTATGAAGTAACTTACTGTCATAAAATACTGCATCTCCTTGATTTAATTTAAACTTATGTCCTCTTATTTCAAAGTCTGCACCTTTGTATTCATCTTCTGAACTTAAATTTATAGATACAGATACTGTTGCTATCGTGGGTTCGTTATGCCACTCCAGCCCTTGTCCTTGTTTACAGTAGTGCATTATATGCCCATAATTATTGTAAGAATAAAACAACTTTCTGTTCCATCTTTCTTGTGCTAGGTCTTTTACTCTTTCCATAAATCCAAACTTATCTCTTATTGTATAATACTTTCTGTCTACTCTATGTAGAAGTTTGTCGCTTCTAACAAGTCCAACTTCTTTTGTATTATTTGGTGCTGCAAATAGGCAGTAATCTTTCCAAAATTGACATTCTTTTTCTGTTAAAAAATGACTACAAATTAGAACCATCTTTATGTTCTCTACTAGCTTGGTGTTGTTTTAAAACACAGTTATCTGTATCTATACCTATATATTTAGTATCTAGTCTGCCCCACTGTTCTTCACTTAATTTATTTAACAGTTCCGCTAACATAACTTGATCCCACTCCATTGGGTTATTTTGACAATGCCTCATCCAACCTTTAACAATAGCTAATGTCATGTCATTGTAAGGTATATACATAGCACTTGTAATTACTTCCCACTTGGGAGGATGTATTTGTTCACACCCTACTAGTAATCTATGCTCTCCATCAAACTCTAAAAAGTCTGGTTGTTCTATCCATTCTGAATCTGCGTCACAGTAAAATAAATCACATTTATGTTCATTCATCATTTCGTAAATAAACTCTGGTTTTATTCCACAGTTTTCTTCCCAACTCCCGCGCTGTTCATAACGAGTAAGTTCTAGATTTACTTTAAATTTTTCGCATGAATTAGACAAAGGTTTTATAACTTCTTCGTAATTTGGTGTGTAATATGCTATAGTTTTCATTCTACTACTTTAAACTCCTTTATTGTATCTACTTCTATGTCTTCCCACTTTTGGAACTCTACATCATAGCAGACTAGTTTATCGCCATTTTGTTTTTTAATGTGAATTGGCATATCACAATGCTTATCCGACAAAGTGTACTCTCTAGCATATGTTTTGCTAGATTTTAGACTTTCAAATGTTATTAATACTATGTGATTTTCTAACTTACTTTTGAGTTTTTCGATATCGATATCCATAATTTTTCATGCCCCATATATGCAACTAGCTTGATTAACATATCAAGCCAGGCTATGCCTGCCGCATACTCGATTTTACCAAGTATTGCCCAAGCGATTAAAAACGTTATTAGTGTTGCTAATATTCTCCAAGTTATTGCTTTGTAGAATATTACTAAATTTTCCTCCATGTGTCCCCTTTTCTTTCCTCACAATATTCCCATATTTTCCATGGGATTCCTTTTTTATATAAAACTCCTGCCCAACTATTCCCCTCACCTGGGGGTCTAGATTCTACAAATGGAAAAGGTATATCTTTTAACCAAATAACTGCTGCAATTTCTTTCTTCTCTACCTTTCGTATTTTATGGTATTTTAGACTAGCAGTTTTGGTTTTTTCATTATACCAATAAACTCCATTTGTATCTATAAAATGTTTACCCCTGTGTTTTAACATTCCCACTTCATCATCAATCATATAACGCAGTGGGTACAAACTTTTCATAGGTGTTTGTAACCTTCTCATGCCAAGTGTTTCTCCTGTCATATTCCTGTCATCTACAACTTGGTCTTGTATAATAAGTAGCCCGTCTATTTCTTCAGGCTCTTCACTAAATATATATGCTGGAAATCTTATCACAGTTTAAATCCGTTGTAGCACTTACTCCACTCTTGGCATAACCAATTGAAGTCTTTATCTATAATTGATATTTTATAGATTATCTTTTCCTTCCCTTTTAGTTTTACTTTGTGTTCTACTGTAGTGTCCATGATTGCGTCTTTGTAGACCCATTTACGATAGTGGTCTGCTCTGCCACCATCTATACGACCAGGATTGAAATAAGTACAAGAATCTTCCCAACCTTTCAAACCCCATATTATAGCACACTTATTATTCTTATCAGTATGCCACTCTAACTCACTTCCTGTTATCCTTACAAAACTACTGCGCCATTTACATAATTTAAGCATAGGCATAATATCTATAAACCCTTCCAGTTGGTCATTGTGAAAGTGTGCGTACTCATAATTATTTATAACTTTTCCATTTTTATGAGTGTATTTTTTCCACTTCAACTGAGGAAGTAAACCCAGCATATATTCTACATCACATGCAAAACTAATCGGTTGTATTATTTCGTATTTTTGTGGCGCTAATATCTTCAATTTCTTTCTCAAAATGCTCTTGTTCTATCGTGTACCCTACTTTTCTACCGTATGTAATATTTACTATGTTAGGCACAATGGATATAGATACTTTACCAGCTAAATATGCTAGTTTATCTCTTAAATTCTGTTTTACTTCATGGGCGGAATACGGATTATCTTCACTCCACTCCATACTTCTAATTTGTATTTCTACTTGTTCTTCTTTTTGCAAACACCTTTCTAATAATGCTTGATGTCCGTCATGCCAGGGTTGCCATCTACCTAGCATTTGTACTGTAGGTTTTTCATCTTTCCATAATCTTTGACCTATGCTCCAACATACATCAACAGGGTCATCATCATCCCACTCATGTATATCGAAATCATACTCAGTCCAGTGTGGCCATTCAAATACTTTATTAGTATCTTCATACTTACCGTTCACTACTGTGGACATAAAAATAGTCAGGTCAGCATCAAACTGCTCTCTACCTGACTTATACGGACATATAAAATCAACTAAGGCAATCTTACCGCTTTCTGATACAGCATTTGCCTTGTTTAACATTCTTCTAAACTGTCTCCAACGACCTGCTTCTGAAAAATCCCAGTCGTTAGCTTCTTCACGCATTTGGTCTGCGTTTATGTGAACGACTCTGTCGCCCATGCGTTGTACTATATTTCTACATAGTGTTGTTTTGCCAGCTCCAGACTGACCAAATATTAATACTTTCATTCTTCATACACAAAGACCCAGTTCTTTCTTCCTGCCGAGTCTACATTCGTTCCTATTTCTTTCATTCCAAAATCTAAAAAGACTTGCCTACCTGGTTCATATGTTATTTCACACATCATATTCGGACTACCGAACTGTTTTCTACAGAAATCTCTACCATTGTTTAAATCATATGTAGAGGCTCCGCCTTTATGAGAGTCTTCCCATGCTTGTCTACGAAACGCAGGATAACAATACTCTGTACCATCATCCCCTGTGAATACTTTATTCGTACACAAAGCATTGACTCCGACCATAAGTTGTGGCTCTATTCCTAGAACAGTATCATATGTCATCATATACCACTGCTCTTTATCATAGTATGCTTCTAGGTCTTGATAGCAAGTTCCATTTCTTACTATAAAACCTTGTATTCGTAACTGTATAACTCTATAAAGTTCATCAGTTGTTAATTCATCATAATGTTTTATTACTGTAACTAAACTCATAATCCATAAAGTTTATTAAACTTCCCTAAACTGTAGTCTTCTGCGACATCAAAGTCACAACCAATAGGAGCACCAGGTATTGATAGTCCTCTATCTTTTTGAACAAACTCTTTCAGTTTTGCACTATAGAGTTCTATTTCATCTTCGGGTACTTCCGCAAGTATGGAGTCATGCACAAGAGCAAATATCTTTGCTCCCATACCAGTCTTGCGTATGTATTTCTGTGTATCTATCGCACCAAGTAGATTGATGTCAGATGATACAGACTGTACAAGTGCATTAACTCCAGACCTTACTTCGTGAGCGGCGATTCCCTTGTCTTGCGAGAATACATTTGGTAATCTTCTTTTCCTACCGAAGTGTGAATAGATGAAACCATTTGCTTGAATGAACTTCTGCATATCATTCAACCATCTTCGCAAGTTAGGGAACGCTTCAAAATAATCTTTGATAACATGTTGAGCTTCTACCATTGTGAACTCTGAGCCACTATCTTTAGTAACCTGCTCACTAATCTTCTTCGGGCCAGCTCCATACATGATACCGAATGTAACAGCTTTAGCTTGTTGACGCTTATCTCCATAGACTTCTGCGACTTGGTCAACTTCACAAGGAAGTCTGAACACTTGTTTCGCAATCGTACTATGGAAGTTACCACCGTCTGCAAACACTTTCTGTAGACCTTTGTCGTTTGAAAGTACTGCTGCACAATATACTTCTGCTGTTGTTAAGTCCATGGCAACTATCTTATGACCCGCCTTTGCCTTGATACAACCCTTAACTGTGGGGTTATCTCTGGGAAGCTGTTGCATGTTTAGTTTACCACTAGATGATAGACGACCTGATGTTGTGCCGTGTAGATTGAAGTTTGTTCTTAGTCTTCCATCTCTATCAAGATTCGGTATAATTTTATCAAGATATGTATTCTTGATTTTTACTTTCTGTCGTATTTCAAGAATATGTTTAGGTACTTCGTGTTCTTCTGCTAACATACCCAATACTTCCGCATCAGTACTGTCAGCACCTGTACCCGTTTTCTTACCCGTTGGGGCTAAGCCTATATAGTCAAACAATAGGCTTCTTAGCTGAACTGTTGAGTTAGGATTAAATCCGCCATTTGCTTTGATAAATGCCTTTACTTCAGGGTATTCTTGCAGAGCTGCTACAGCTGTATCAATATCTTCTTGCATACGCTTCTGCCCAAACTCTAGTCGAGTAAGGTCAAAAGGTACACCGTTAGATTCTACATCTTTTAGAAATCTTACTCCTTCTATGAGAAGATTCTTATATACCCAATATAGTTTCTCATTTTTTAGTATTGCTTTTTCAAATTTTTCAAACAATAAGAATGTAACTATCGCATCCATTGCAGCATAGTTTTTCATAACTTCAAATGGTACTAAGTCATAACTGAAACTTGCTTTAAGTATTCCTGTGCGTTTCAGATAATCTTTAATCCAATTATCAAGTTCTGCCTCATAATCACCATAGTCTGTATGCTTGATAGCAAGTGTTTTCAGACCATGTGTACCTGGGTTTTCATCAAACATATAGTGCATAAGCATAGTATCTTCAAAGTGTGGAAACTCGAAGTTGAAATGATACTCAAACCACTGTAAGTCAAACTTACTATTGTGAAAGACTACTCGTTTTTTATTGAATAGTTCTTGCATCATTTGTTCTGCTTTTTCGTCTATACACTCACAATCTACATATACACCATGTTCTCTTTTGTAAGACATAGAGAAACCTAGCATATAGCCATCTCTACAATATAATGCTGATGTTTCGGAGTCAAGTCCGATAAAATCATTCGGATGGTCTAGCGCTTCTTGTAAATACTTATGCAGTTCTTCACTGTCTTGTATACCAAAGCATCTGTCTTCGCCTAGCGATTTTTGTACTAATTCTCCGCTTACGAACCCTTTTATACTCTCAACTGCTTCCTCGAATGACTTCTTTGCCTCTGGTCTGAACTTTATCATAGCAGGGTTAATTAGAGCTAAAAATCTATCATCGATTATTTTTCCATTGTACTCTGTTATTGATGTCTTTCGAGTATACATTTTGAAAGGCTCTGAACCTACAAGAATGAGCCAATCGTACGAGTCGATATCGATTTCGATATCAACATCTCTTTTTAAAATTTTCTGTTTTGAACTGTCTGAGCATAGAGCATATCTATCATGCTCGAAGTCAAAGTACTTATCATAATTAGTACTTGACATTGTTTTTTCTATTATTGCTACTTTCATTATATTCCTTTGTTATGCCAGTTGTTATCACGATGGGTTGTATATTGTAAATTATCAATATGGTTATTCCACCCATTATCATCTATATGGTCAATAATTACAGCGTCTCGAATTAAGAACTTTAAATCAGGGGGAAACTTATCCCACCATTCCTCTAGTCCTGGAAGTAAGTTCTCATCAAAAGGTTTCCATGTATTCATAGTAAACTGATGACAAGTGCCACTCATGACAAACTTACCATTAGCTTGAATACTTTGTTGTCTACCTGTCATATCTATGCCTGTCTGTTCTTTGTAATCCTCTAAAGATATTCTCATTGAGAAACCAGGGTAGCTTTTCCTTCCTTTTATTCCATACCCACCAGACACTTTCATTAGTCTATCTGTTTTGATAATTTTAGGTTTACCATATTGTGATATTGCATATGTGTCTGATACATACCCATTTTTAAATACTACAGGTTTAAACTCTTCATCGGGGTATAACTCATCATACCCTGCGAGTCTTCTCTTTTCTGCTAGAGGTAGAGCTTCCCATGCCGCCCTATTTCTTATATATTCTTGTTTCTCTGCTGTCCAATTACTAAGCTCCATATAACTTTTCCTTTAATCTTTCTATTTCTGGTTTTGTCAAATTACCAGGGTCTATATTATCCCTTAGTTTTACTACTCTTGCTGAGAGTTCCAGTTTCTCAGCCAAGCCTTTAGCTTGCTCAGCAGCTTTTATACCCGCCTCATCCCCGTCAAACATAATATCTAAACCTTGCACTCCTTGAAGTTTCAGTAGACTTAGTTTGACCCAATTCACTTGTTGTGTGCCAAATGTGCACACAGTATTTTTGAGACCTTTGTCCCAAAGGTTAAGAGCATCAAATATGCCCTCTACCAATATAACTCTATTCTGTATAGGTTTTACCTTTGCTGGACAGAATGGCATTTCTACCCCATTGGGATAGATATAATACTTCTGCTGACTAAAATCATCCAGACTTCTACCTATCAGAGCCACTGTCTTTCCTCGAATATCACGGATTGGAAAGATGATACGATTCTCAAACTTGGGTACATTCCATGTGAACGCATCCCAAATATCAAGAGTCTCCTCAGATATATTTCTGATTCCACCACCTTTCCATTTATGCCTATCCTTTGGGAGTTGGATTCCGACAGTTTCGCTTTTAACTTTGTTGACTTTTTCTTTTATACGGTGCATCCTTACTTCTAGCGGTGAAGCAGGTGCGCCAAAATAGGTAAATAGATTACCTTTATACCCACATGAGAAACAGTGAAATATACCTGTTATCTTATCTACTCTCATAGATGGGTTAGTATCATCATGCTCTGGATTCAAGCATGAGATTAGTGCGTCTTTACCTGAAAGACGATATTCAATTTTCTTTTCTCTTAAAAGTTCTTCCGCTATCATTATTACATATATTATAACAAAATTTTAAATTGTTGTCAAGAATTATTTTCGAGTATGATACGCTCCGCTTTATACTGCCTTCCAATCTCAGGAAAATAGATAAGCTCTGTTTTGCAAGTAACATACGGCTTAATTTTTTCAATCCACCACTCTTTCGGTTTTATAGTTACATGGGCATTTCGACCATCACTGAGTGTAGCTCTTGCAGGATACCCTGCTATAGTTGCAAATACAAACTTCATATTTGGATTACTGTACCAGTATTCTAGAGTTGCATCTAGTTCTTCTTCAGGTATATGCTCTAGTACATCACAGGATACGATTGCATTAAACTCTCCTATCTCTGGTTTCTTTTCATACTCTGGTATACCAAAATCATATAGAACTACTTTATCAACATTCCATAATCTATGTATATGCCTTTTCTTATACGGCCATGCTTTACCACAACCAAAATCTTGTAATACTACTCCTTCGTGTTCAAAAGATAAATCTTGGATATTCCATACCCAATACATGATTTGTTCTCCAATCATCATTCCAATATCTTTTCTATTATGTATTTGTCTATACTCTGATTTCAAGTATTCATTTTCTTTATCTGATATAATCATAAAGTCTACTGCCTCCCAGTAATGTCGAGGTACATACCCCAACTCATTTGTAATCTTTTGTATTCTTGTGCTTCCATGGAAGTTCATCTCCTATCCTCTCATATTCTCTGAATTTTGGGTCGTCTTCATAATACATAGACTTCCATACTAATTCTGCCATTTGAAACCATACAGCTACTGCCTTATTTCTGAAAGAAGTATCTCCCCATAAATAGTACAATAGCCACCACTCTTTGTCAAATCTACACACTCTTACTTCTTGTTCCCATAGTTCAGGTATTTCACTAAGTACTCTTAGTCTTTGACTTCCTGCAATCGGGTACCAGTTTGGCATACAAAGAAAAGGAGAACGAACTCCTTCTTTCTTTAATGCTTCTTTTAGTGGTTCATTAGGTGGTACATTCGCTATATTTTCTTGTACCTTTGGTTGTTCTAACATCCACCCTATTGTTCTTACATACCAAGTATGTGGTGGGAGAGGTACTAACTCCGCTGTTTCTCTACTTACTCTGTCGTCTGCCATCTTTCAAAATCCTTCTTGTAGTAATCGTATATCATTTCAAAGATTACTTTTCTATTAAATTCAGGAATATCTATTCCTTTCTTAACATGTTGTGGCTCTAAATCTAAAGCTTCCCATATTGTTTGGTCTTCCATTCTATGAACTTCTACTTCTGGTTCTCTATAATACATCCACTGTGGCATAAAGAACTTAGAAAAATTCATAAAGGAGTATTCATACTCAAAGTTGTGTCCATTAAAGAAATCCAGTCTAGGTAAAGTAGACATTACTTCTTCAGTCCACTCATATAATCCTTTACCTACTATAAAATTTCTCATTAGAAAATGTTTGTATATACTAACCCACCTACCTATAGGGTGTCTAATTACAGTATAATACTTATAATTTGGAAACTGCATGTATGCTTGGTCATAAGTAAAATGCCAATCACTTATAATCTTATTTCCTTTATCGTGATAAAGTATAAAAGGATGATTAGAATGTTTTAATACACTTCTCTTTTTATACTTCTGTAGATACCTAGAGTTTATTGATGTTCCACCTGTTTTTGGTATGTGTATGAATACTTTGTTTTCTTCTTCAATTATCATAAAAACTCTCTATTTGTTCTGCCACTTCTTCAACAGACAAAGGGTTATCCCAATTAAGCGTGATTAACTCCCCTGTAAATTGACTTGCCCAAGTGTT